TGATACTGTTCCCGCCTGAGTACCGCCCAGTCGTCTTAGCGCCCCAAAAATTAAGGTACACGGGTAGTGGGCCACGCTTAGCTGACTCCAAAAACTTTAGCGCTCTAGTCTCTGCAATTGTAGTTTTAACCCCTAGTCTTGCGGCGACCAAAGCTTGTACGTCAGGATTATCATGGTCAAGTAAATCAGTGAATGACTTGTCTGACTTTGCTAAGGCTAGCGTAGTCTTACCAGTGGTCTTACTTATCTTAGTTGGTGGCAACACACCAAGATTTGTTAACGCTTCTGCAAACTTGTCGTTAGACATTATTACGTCACGCACAGTGGAAGCACTAGACAAAAGTTTTTCTTTGCGCTCTTTCTCATCCTCATACAACTTAAGCATCACTTGCTCGTCGCCTACGAGCATAGGCTCTGTGAACATACGAATAGTCATGTCTATCAGCCGCATGTCCAGCGTAGGAGTCCTTGGGTCAAACTGCTTGCCCAACTCTCTACACAGCCAAGTGTCGTGCTTACAGTAGTCTGCGTACTCACTTAATTCCATGGAATTAAAGCTTGTTCTTCGCTTACCCAGTGCTGCCAATACAGCGGTGCCTTTGTCTGGTAGACCAAAATGCTTTGTCAGGTTTGCCAACGAATGAGAAGGTATATACGGTAACACCATACGCCCTTGCGATAGCGTATCCATCCACAACTTTGGCCGTATGCCTATTCTTTGCGATAGCGCGTAGCCATCGAACAAAGTGTTATGACAGCGTACAGCGCTAGCAGCCCAATCAAAATTATCCAGCATCCACTCTCTAGTGTCTTTTTCATTGCCGCTGAACCACACCGGCTCATTGTCGTTAGTAGCTACGCACACACCAATAAACTCAAACCTTTTGTCGTTTATGTATGCATCGGTCTGCATCTTTGACAAGCTGTAGTCTTTGTCGTAGTACGTCTCTATATCGACTGTAAGAATATTCATGTTTGTTCCATTTTAGTAGCGGCCATGATTGCAATGAGTCGTTCGTTTACTTCTTGCATGTTAGACGCGATATAGGTATCGTACGCGTAGCCTTCTTTGGTACCTACGTTCATTACAAAGCCGTTAGCGACTTGAGCAATTTCAACCTTGCCACTAAACAATACTATGTTTGTGGATTTGGGTGGTGCGTATGTGCCTAACTGAGTTCCTGTCGTCATACTTGAGCCTGTCGTGTTGTTGCTCATAGCCCACGGGGTACTCGTGTCGGTTGTAATTGCGTTGGCCGCGTTGGCCCACGGGTTAGATGTAGCTGTAGTCATAGTGGCTCTTCCAAGTAGTTGGATATGGTTACGGTAAGTCTTCTGACTTGCACCATAGCATCACGCACATCCAAACGCAATTGTTCTATAGTTTCTTGCTGCTCTTGCATTCGTATGTACGCATCGGTACAAAAGTCAGCAAGATTTTTGGTTTCCCATGCGGCAAAGTTAGGTAGGTCTTTGATCGCGTTCATTGTGTTCCTTTCGTTCGTTCATAAATTCATTGGCTATATCAAACGCAATGGGGACAATAGCTATTCCTTTGTCGTTACGTGCCAAAAGCCCAGTTAGTGCGAACATCGCCGCTAGGTCTCTCAGATTTGTTTCGTGTTCGGTCATTTTTTACCTTTGGTGTTGGTTTTGGGCAGTCTTCGGGTGGGACAACGGCGCACCATACAGCTTGTGAAGGCTGGCCTTGTTTTGCTTCTGTCCATCTATCAATGTAGGTATCGGGCATGGTGCGCAGCGCGTTGTATGTTGAGTCATGTAACAGTTGTAGCCGTTCAGATACTTCCATTGCGGTAAGCCCGTCGTGGTGTTGGTGTAAGAGTCGTCGAATAGCTGGATGTTTTGATACGCTCATACCTATCCTTTACTTCCGTATTGTTTATGGTCGTCTGCGCCACGCCGTACAGATTGCGGCGGTTCGGGCTTGTACACAGGCAATTTATAGATGTTGATTGACGACGATGGCGCTTCGTTTGGCAGTCTATGTCTCGGCTCCCAAGGTAGCGTTTCGTTTAAGTCTTTGCGGTGTGTGGAATTGTTATTTAGTGGTACGAATGGCATAGTCTCGTGCTTTCATTTCTTTGATTGCGGCCATCATGTCAGCGATGTAAGTTACTGTTATGGCTGACGCTAACAAGGCATCATCGTATTTGTTTGCCAGCATAAGCTGGTGTACTTCCTTAAGCGAATTTTCCGCCATCATGCATGGGTATGCGTAATCACCAACCGTTTCGATCTTCATTGTTAACCTCTTCTAGTTTAGTTACGTAATGCAAACACTTGTTTGCGTCATCGCTGTCTTGCTTTCTTCCTTGCCGCATTGCGTACTTAATAATGTTTCCTTTCAAAAAGCCACGAAATTCTTCAGGCGTAAGCGTTGCTTGCATAACAGCCCACGGTTGGACTGGCATGTCTGTGTAATGTGTTCCGCCTACTTGATATTTTTCATCCATTTTATTTCTCCTGTGGTGGTGTACAAGTGTGGATAACGGTAAGGTCTGCTGTGCGCTTACCGCAGCGGGCGCAAAAGTTACGCTCCTGCTCTGGCTGTGTCAGGTAAGCGTTTGAATCTTCAAGGTTGCCACTGCCTACCCATGTGCGCTGTGCTTTTGCTTGCCAGTAGTGAACATCACACAAATCGCCTTGGTCTATGTCATCCTTGTACAAGTTAAAGGCGTAGCTTCCGCAATTAAAACCATCTTGTCTAACATGTTTGCATTTTTTGCTCATGTGTTCTTCTCCTTGAGTTTGGCTTTAACTAAAAACAACAATTGCAGACGGGAAAGGCGCGCTATTTTTTGCGCCGCCAAACTTTAACCTGCCTTTGATAAAATCAATGCGTCCTTTAATCGCGTATTCATGCCACCATTTTGTGTCCGTTCTTGCTGGAACTAGGCATACAACAACCACCCCGTTACCAGCCGACTCGTAGGCTTTCTTCATCCATTTGCCAATTTCTTTTCCGTATGGCGGATTCATCCAACATTTCCCATTCCATGACTGTTTAAGTCCGTCTAAAGTTTTGTCAAAATACACTGGGCATTTGGCGTTTGTGGCATCAGCGCAAACATCAACATCAAATGGCCCGTATAATAAATTTTGTTTGTCAAAAAAGTCTTGTGGTGTAGCCCATAAGTCTGTCGCGCTAGACAACATTCCTGCATTAATGCTCATGTGTTCTTCTCCTTGAGTTTGGCTTCGATGGCTTTGATAAGAGACTTTAAGTTGCCTCCATCCCAATCAATTTCATCCTCATCTGTCAGGTCAACCCATTGCCGCTGTGCTGGCTGTGCGGGTGTGTTCTTCTCCTCAGCAAGCAAATAAAGTGTTTCTGCATCCTCTGCCATGCATCGCAAATCAGTCATTACACCGTTTATGTCGTGCCGTTCTGCCCACTCTTTAATCGTTACATCTGTCAACGGCTTGCGCTGTGCTGCTTTCATTCGCTCAATGTCGCCCTTGAGTCCGCGAATCACAATCTCATAAGCAGTGGACTCGCAATGCCGCACGCATGGCGCTTGACCAGTGGGGTCGGCTGGCTGTGCATCAACAGACTCGGGTTCTTGCGAGTGATGTAACGCCTCAAGCCACTGCGTTAGCTTGTCCTGCGCCGCTGCCTTCTTTGATTTATATCCAGTCATGTCTGCTCCTTTGTAAAGCCGCGCCATTTTGAGCCAACAAGAATCATGCTTGAGTACATAAAATATGATGTGTAGTGCTTTTCTTGTTCGGCGTAATCTATTCGATCACTACATAGCCGCCAGCCCTGCTTGTCGTAATAGCAATACTTGTTTCCTCGGTTGTTTGGTGTCCGCACTTCGTACACCCCTGCGTGAACAGGCTTGATGTGCGGCGGGAACCAGTCTGTCATTTTGCTCATGTGTTGCTCCTTGCTCGGATTGCTTCAGCGCAACGATCTCCATCAGCATGTGTCCAACCATCGCACACCTTTGCACACGCCTCACGCTCATGCGCTGCTACCAAGGCGGCAAAGTGTTCTATGTCACCATGCAAGTTCAGCCCATTGGTTTCAATCAGTTTAATAATTTCATCTTGTGTCATACCTTACCCCTTGCTCTGATTAAATCAGCACATTTGTATGGCTCGGCAACATCCGCAATCTTGGCACACTCCTCACGCTCCTGTGCTGCTGCTTCCATTGCTCTCTCTTGCCAGTAGTGACGGTCACATCTATCGCCTTGGTCAATCTGCTCTTTGTATAGATTAAAGGCGTAGCTGCCGCAGTTGTATTTACCTACTTGGAATTTGCATTGTTCGTTCCTGTTGTTCCCCTTTGTCGTGAGGGGTTGTATCCGATCAAACATCTTTTTACCCAAGTCGTAAAACTCTTTGTCCTTGCCGGTGCTGTTATCTTTAGCCATCACTTCCCCCACACCATATAGGCCAACAGCGTTAGTGCTGCGGTAACAGCGATTACAAGGATAAGCGCCTTAAAGGTCGAGGTAATGTCATCATAGGGGTCAGCAACACTGCCCCAGCTTCCTCTATTGATGTACGCATCATTGGTTTCCTGTTGGCGTTGTTTTCTCACAGGGCAGTCACGCCCTTGTGTACAGTTACCAAAATCGTTGCAGCATTGAGTCATTTGTTTCTCTCCTTGAGCATGGCATCTGTGATAACACTAGCAATCTCAGCTACATGTTCATTGCTGTAATCGCCAACAATTTCTGCTGTTAGTAATCCCTGCACAACCGTACCCATGTACCAATCCCGCAAGGTCATGTCCCTTGCAAAGCCTCCGGTCTTTACGTGCCAGTCGGTGTACTGCTTGGCGTAATCCGCGTCTGCAATTTCTCGTGTGTCTTTCATTTTGTACCTCCTACTTTTGTGGCGTCAACATCATTGCGGTATTCATCCATACGTGAGTTAAGTCGCGTGATTCGAGTCACGTTGTAGTCCACGATTGATTGTGCGTACTCCACTGCTGTTTCAGCGCCAAGCTTCTCCATGTGGGCTTCTGCCAACTCTGCGGCAATCATTTCCAATGGGCTTGGTTTGCGAAATGGGTCTTTAAGTAATTCACGTAGTCCTATGCGGCGCATCATGTTGTTTCCTTTGTTGTGTGGTTGTAAACCTTGTAGTTCATACTTGCTCCTCAATAATTTCTGTTAGCTGCGAAGTTTTTTTGTACAAGCTATTGAGAGTATCCCTGACATGTTCGGGCACTCTTTGGAACTGCCCTTCTTCGTTATGCTCTAAAAAATACGTTAAGTCTTGCACGTAGTTGTGCACTTCCGCCGCTAAACGGCGTATAGGTTTCTTCATAACTTTCTCCAGTAAATTAGTAAGTTAATCCCATGGGATTAGGGTTTGTATACGAATGGTGTGTAAACAATCGTACCCACAACATTGCCACGATGCACAATGTCGTAGTGGTGACCAGCGTGTTTAGCGCCAGCACGTTCCATATCGCTAAGTAGCACGGTGAGCGAACGCCCGATGGTTGCTACGTAAACGACTTTATTCGGCTCATCAAGTGTTAACCATTCATTGTCTTTATCAATGTTAACACCAAGCTCTTCGAAACCACGAACGAGTTTAGTTTCGATGCGAAGCAAACGCATAAGCATGTCTTTAGTTAGTTGCGGGTTCATATAATTCTTTCAGAGAGGAACGGTAACACGAGTGCCGAATGGCGCGGTTGGGTGGCTATAGCCTATGTCAGCCCATATCACTGGGAACGAAGGCTCCACGCACTCGTTTAAGTTACCTTCCATATCAGTAAAAAATATCATCCCGCAATACTGTTCACCAGTGCGGTCAAAATGTTCGAACACTGGGGCGAACCTAGTACCACCACCACCTTTTGGATTAAATGATAGTTTTTCATCTTGCTCAAATCTTTCCATGTGAGTAATGTTGTAGTCACAGTACACAACTTCTACAAACGATGGACGTAAATCATCCACAATGGCTTGTATCTCGGCAGCAATCTGATCGCACTCTTTAGGCCCCATAGACCCCGATGTATCCCAACCAATAGCAAGGGCACCAAGTGCATCAACACGCAGTGACGGCAAGTACAAGCCCGAACCAATAAATCTACGTGATGGCCGTGAGTAAGAATAATCAGCAGCCGATGAGCTTGTCAGCATAGAACGAGTCTCGTCTGCCCAGCTAACTTTGGAGCTTCCTATATCACCTAGTACTCTGTCAATTAGGGAAGACCCTTGCCCGCATTCTTTTGCCATCTTAGCCGCTGACACGATGGTTGCTTCCATGTCTACACGAGTGGCCTCATCTTGGGCGTCTATCAAGTCACCAGTGCCGTCGAATCCACCAGCGTTTGGTGTGCCCTCGCCATCCTCACCGTCACCGTCACCATCACCATCACCGCTAGAGTTATTTGGCGGTGGAGGATTCTCTTTGAGCTTGGCATAGACTTCTTCGGAAGACATATGTTCTTTTACCCACTTCAAATACACACCGTTCTTAGGTAGCTGGTAGCCGCGTGACTTTATGTACGCATTTATGATTGCGTCGTTTGCGTAATTCCACAACGCTGGGTCACGCCCATCCCTACGCCACATGTGCATGAGAATGACATGGCATGACTCGTGGAGTACTAACCCAAAAAGTTCTTCGTCAGTTAGTGGTTCACAGAAGTCTGGGTTGTACTTGCACCATGTGCCGTTGGTGCCAGCGGTAGAAACTTTCGTTGAAACTTCCCGTGTAACACGCGTCATTACAGCAGCAATGAAAGGCTCACGCAGTCCTAGTTTGCTATACGCTGTGTCAAGTCTATTGACAAGATTAGACATAAAAATCTCCAGTAAATAAGTAAGTTAATCCCATGGGATTAGGTTGATTCTAACGCGAACAAAGCCTGTACGTAAAGCTTAGCCTCGTCAACATTAGAAAAATAATGTAGGTCTTCGAACGTAGCGCGGGTTACAACCCATCCATCATTAGCATCCAGCATACCCGATCTGTTATACGCTGGACGAATGTTGGCGAATGACCTATGCATGGTTACAAGTTTCGCACCAGTTTTGGTTTCCACTTTTGCTTCTAGGCCAACCCACACTAACTTTTCTTTGTTGAACTTTGCAGCCATATCAGCGTTGGGAGAACGCATCTTGATTAGCCGCCGCCCACTTAGAGAAGGCATTGCTATGTGCGATAGTCTTGTCACGCTTATGCGCTAGCTTGATGGTAAGTGTTTGCACATCACCGGGCATCTGCGATAAGAACTTCCAAGCCTTGTCAAAGTTAGCCGAAGTAAGCCTAGTAGCAAGGCCCATGGCTACGCAATAGCGTACGCTAAGCTCTTTGGGTATGGCTACATCCTTACCAGCAAGTATGTCATCAATGCGGGGCATCGACTCCCATACACGCAAGTGAGTCTCAAAGATCATGGCGGCTTCTTCTCCGACATCACCCTTTATAAGCTCTACACGGTCTTGCACTGGTAGGTTTAGCTCCAGTACATGCGATACAGCAACCCATGAACGTGGGCTAGGGAAAGGCTTGATATCACCAGTAGGCTCAAACTTGTGCAGCAAGTCGGGGCGGTCACGCAACATAGCAAGAATCTCAGGGCGTACGCCCCGTGTCACTGCATAGAATGTGAAGTCGTCAAGTGTGGTGTTGACTTCGATATCGTTCATACGATTCTGTAGCGGTGCAGCTAGGTTGAACGTAACACCACGGTCAGTCTTGCGGTTACCAGCAGCCACAACCATCCACTCAGGCGGTATGCCGAAGTCTTCCGGTGTTAAGCACAACTGATATGCAGCAGCCTGTACAGACGGCGGGGCGGATGTGATCTCGTCCAAGAACAAAATACCAGCGCCACTCTCAGGCAGAAAGTCAGGCCGTGCCCAGCGAGTACGCCCCTCTACAACGTGGGGGATACCACGTAAGTCAGTGGGCTCCATCTGAGCTAAACGTAAGTCAACAACGCCTTGCCAGTTAGACACATGCTCAGACAATAGTTGGCTGGTCTGAAACACAACGTCTGATTTGCCAATGCCTGACGGGCCGCGCAAGAACGTAGTGCGTTTACGTGTGTTGTCATTCAGATAGCGTTTGACAAGGATAGGGGTAACGTGAGCGATACGCATAGTAATCTCCAGTAAGTAAGTAAAAAGTAAGTAAACAACCAATGAACCGCATTGGCGACGGCTAATCCCATGGGATTAATTCTCATCACTGCTAAGTGTAGTAGCAGCGTATTGTGCAGTAGTAAACATCTTCATCGTAGGTAAGTACGACGCATCAGTGATACGCTTGTACACTTTATCTTGCCAAGAGTATTCTACTACTTCACCCCTACAAAGTAAAGCAAAGGCAGCGGCGGCATCAGCAACATCCATGACGATTGCTCTACCATTGAATTCTATGAGTGCGTAGACAGGAATAGTTTTTGTAGCCATGTTAGTTCTCCAGCATATCTTCGATAGAAGCCAACAATGCAGCAGTCTGAATGTTGGTCTCTTTGCGTTTGGCGGGGTCATCGCGTAGTGTTTGCGGGTGTGGTGTGTTGTCCGCAATAGACTTGGCTAATGAAAGTAATTCTTCCGGCATGATATCGGCGAAGTCATGCAGCAGATTAATTTCCTCTGTGATGTTCTCACATACAGAGTCGCGGAAGATAGGCGACTTGATCTCGGTTGCACCAGTCTTCTTGTTGACAGACGCACGTTCTTCCTTAGAAGTTACTTCGTGCAGTTTAGATACAACTTTCTTCAGTCGTTCCAGTGGTGCCCGCATCATGTTGTTGATGGATTCTTTGGTCGCGTCTTCTACTTCCTGACGCAACGTGTCTAGCTCTTCCTCTTGCATAGATACGCGGAAGTCTCCCATGTCAGTGACGGGGCGGTAATGCACTCGGAACCGGAACTCACTGCGCAACTCTGCCAAGTCAGGGTAAATGTTAGCGTCGAACAAGTCGCCTTGGTCTTGCTGTGCTATGAGCATGACGTTACCCCAGTTGTTCAGGAACGCTGTGACACACTGGTCGAACTCGACTTCATATTTCGCAATGCGGTCAGCGAATTCCATGAACCGTATGGCGGGTAACAAGTCCTCGCCTCGTGACCACAAGTACGTCTTGCTGTCTATGTAGGCACGGGCCGCTGACTCTACGGCAATGATCGGATGCACCAGCGACTTGGGATACAAGTCTTTGCGGTAGTGCCCAGCGCCGCTGGCGTTGTTGGCGTCTTCGGCATCTTTGGTTGCCTTGGAATCCTTCTGAGTCATCTGTGGTTTGTTGACCGTCAGTGACACAAGTAAAGCATGATTTTTGATAGACATAATAATTCCTTAAGTGAGGGCTAATCCCATGGGATTAGAGGGCATCGCGGATAGCTGTTTTCACAGCCTCTGAGAAATCGTGTGACTCGAAATCCATGGCGTCAATCTTCTCCGACATATCGGAAATGAGGGAAACATTGAGGAAGTCGTAGCTGTCAATCCCTTCACACACCATGTCACGCAATGCCTCGCGGAACTGCATGTCTTGATCCAGCAGCGCTATCAAGGGTGTACGTAGTGAGTCAGGCTCCAGTGCAAGTGTCGCCATGCCTTCGGCTTTGAGGCGGGCTAGCACGTTCTCAGTCACCAGCGGGGTGATCTGATCTACCAATGCTGCAACAGCAGCAGAAACAATAGCGTTTGTGTCCATAATAATCTCCAGTAAATAAGTAAAAGTAAACAAGTTAATCCCATGGGATTAGCCATGGTGTTTATGGTTAGGCG